TTTGAAATTCCAGGCGTATGTCCTGCTTGGGATGCCCGCATATGACGACCATATAAAGCGATTGCTCAAACCCGCCCAAGGCCAGAAACTCAACCGCGCAAAGCAGGAAATAGACATGCGCCAACTGCTGCTGTATTGTGGCATGGACACATTCCTGGAGATCAAAGCCGCCCGCAAACAATTCCGACAACTAGAAGCACGCCATGCGACTGAATCCAGCGATTGATCCCGGGTACGAGCTCCTGCATGAGGGCGTTATCGCCTTGACGCAGATGGAGGCGAACGGCATACGGATCGATGTTGAGTACCTTGACTGGGCGATTGAGAACACAGGCACGCGCATCCAAAACTTGCGTGACAAAATCCGCGACCACGAGATCGGCAGGGCCTGGCGCCGTAAGTTTGGGGCAAAGACAAACTTTGGGTCACGCGACCAACTAGCCGACCTCCTGTTTCTACCAAAGCGCATGGGCGGGTTGGGATACATACCACGCGACTCAACGTCCGGGGGTCGTGCAAAGGCTGACGAGAAGGCACTTGAGCGGTTGAATCTGCCTTTCATCAAAGGGTACCTTAAGCTTGAGAAACTGATCAAAGCCAAGGGGACATACCTGAGCAACATCAGGAGGGAGGTCGTCGGTGATCGAATACACCCGGTCTACAACCTCCACACGGTGATCACTTACAGGGGATCAGCCGACTCACCAAGTGTTCAGAACATGCCCATCAGGGATCCTGGCATCGGTGAACTCATACGCAACTGCGTCATTGCGTCCAAAGGTTGCGTGCTGATTGAGCACGATTTCAAGGGTGCTGAGGTTGGTGTGGCTGCTTGTTACCACAAGGACCCGGTTATGATTGAGTACCTTGAGGACTCAACCAAGGACATGCACCGGGACATGGCGATGCAGATTTACTTTCTCAAGAAAAAGGAAGTGACCAAGGAGATAAGGCACTCGGCGAAGAACGACTTCGTGTTCCCTGAGTTCTACGGCGACTGGTGGCACAGCGTCGCGCAAAACTTGTGGGAGAACATTGAACGGCGCGAGTTCAAATTGCCTGACGGCCAGTCGCTTTACACACGACTGAAGGAGAACGGTATTGAGGAACTGGGTAGCATCGAAAAGGACGAGGAGGGTAATTATCCCAAGCCAGAGAAGGGCACGTTCTTGCGGCACGTCCAAGAGGTCGAACATGACTTCTGGAACAACCGATTCACTGTGTACGGCAAGTGGAAGCGCCGCTGGTTTGATGAGTACGTGTCAAAGGGATACTTCGACACACTGACGGGCTTCCGCGTTGCGGGTTCGTTTGAGCGAAACCAGGTCATCAACTTCCCGGTGCAGGGGTCAGCGTTCCATTGCCTATTGTGGTCGCTGATCAAGATTCAGAAGATACTTCGCAAGCGGGGGATGAAGACCAAACTCGTCGGTCAGATTCACGACTGCTTGATTGCAGACGTGCCGATTGACGAGGTGGACGACTACACACGCATCGTTCATCATGTCGTGGAGGTCCTGCTCAGGGAACACTACAAGTGGATCATTGTGCCGTTGGTCGTTGAAACCAAGATCGCCCCGCCGGGTAAGACGTGGTTCCAACAGAAGGAGGTCAAGGTCGATATCCACCAGGATCAGATCATCTACGAGTTCGATGGTCAGATGTATTCAAGCGCCAAAGGCCTATTCGCAGCAATGAACAACTAACATGAAAACCATAATCTGGAGATTTCGATACACTCGACGAGTCAGGAAACTAATCGGTGTTTCATGGCTGCTAGGATGGGACATGTCTGGATCGGCACTGGAAAATGTGAAGGGTGATTTGACTGAGTCACCCGAAGATTGCGCTCAGGAGGAAGCTTACGCCTGGGCGGATTGCAGCAAATAACTAATTTATGGAACTATATCTCAAACACCGCCCCAAGGCGTTCAAGACAGTCGTCGGCCAGCCTGACGCTGTGCGCGTTCTGCATCAAATGGTGAGGGATGAACGCGTACCACACGCATTGCTGCTGACTGGTCCGTCAGGGTGTGGCAAAACGACCTTGGCACGCATCCTAGTCTCGAAGCTGGATTGCAGCGCCGGTGACTTCCAGGAGATCAATGCCGCCGACTTCCGGGGCATTGACACGGTGCGCGAGATTCGCACGCGCATGACCCTTTCACCGATCCACGGCAAATGCCGGATATGGGTGATCGATGAAGCGCACAAGCTTTCAAACGACGCCCAGAACGCTTTGCTGAAGGCGCTCGAGGACACACCGAAGCATGTCTATTTCATCCTCGCAACAACCGACCCGGCAAAGCTGATCAAGACGATCCTGACGCGCTGCACCGAAGTGAAGCTGCGTGAGATGGCGATGTCATCCCTCCAGGAGCTAATTAAGGACATTGCTGACCAGGAGAAAATCAAGCTCAGCGACGAGGTCACCGAAAAGATCATTGAATGTTCAATGGGATCGGCACGGTACGCGCTGGTGTTGCTCAACAAGATTGTGGGCCTGGATGAATCCGAGCAACTCGACACGATTGAGAAGGCGGGCGTCCAAACCGAATCAATCGCTTTGGCGCGTGCGTTGTTGAACCACGCGCCATGGGTGGAGGTCGCCAAAATCCTCAAGACGATGCCCGACGAACCTGAGAGCACACGTTACCTGGTGCTCGGGTACATGTCACAAGTCATCCTAGGGGGCGGCAAAATGGCGCCGCGTGCTGCGGAAGTCATCGAGCGCTTTCAGTTTAATTTCTATGACAGCAAGCGTGCTGGGTTGATCCTGGCGTGCCACAGCGTTAGCGGTCGATAATATACACACAACATGAGCTTTCTCGACATTGACAAGATGCAGTTGGACAAGGAATGGCTGGGTCAACCCGCCCTTTACTTTGAGTACTCGCAGCGACTGGCCGACGCACGGCGCGATTACGACCAAGCATCGTCAGCCCTCTCGGTCGTCGCGGCTGAGATCAATGCTAAGATTCGCAAGGATCCAACCGCGTTCGACCTGCCCGAGAAGACCACCGAGGCATCGATCAATGCCGCGGTCACCGTTCGACCCCGGTACATAGCAGCACAAAAGGTGGTGCAGGAGAAACGACACCACATGGATATCATGCAGGGTGCAGTCACTGCGCTTGAACACCGCAAACGCGCATTGACCATGTTGGTTTCGTTGCACGCTCAAAACTATTTCTCAGACCCCAAGATCACCAACTCACCCGAGCTCCGCCGCGCTGTCGAGGACGATGCCAAGTTCCGCGCTCGTGGCAGGGCAACAAGGGAAAGGGAATAAATGGATCCGTACTATTTCAAAATGCTCGCTACGATGATCGCTGCGCCGATCACCTGCTATTTCTGCACCAAGGCAATCCGACTGGGATTCCTCAGGGCAAACAAGATGTTCGCTGACAAGGAATAAACCAAAACCATAAAACGAAATATGAGCTCACAAGATAGGGAACGCCGCCGGGTCACGTCTGCACGAGACCGAGCGGAGAAACACACGAGTGGCTTCGAGTCCACTTCGATCAAAGTGCCTGATGGCGTCAAGCGCCTCAAGCTCAAGGAGGGTGTCATGTATATTGACATCATCCCGTATGAAGTCGGCGAGGGGAATCCTTTTGCCGACAAGGGTGCGCTGCACTACGAGCGCACGTTCTACATCCACAGGGACATCGGTCCCGGTGGGGACTCCTACGTCTGTCTGCACAAGACAAACAAGGAACGGTGCCCGATCTGTGAGTACCGTGGCAAGATGGCACGGGACCCGGATGCCGACCCCGACCAGATAAAGGGGATGGCACCAAAGGAACGGCAGATGTTCAACGTCATCGACTGCAAGGACAGGGATTCGGGCATCCAGTTGATGGAGCTGTCCTATCACCTGTTCGGCAAGCTCCTGGACGCACGCATCAGTGCCGACGAGGACGACGAGGGTTGGGAAAACTTCCACGACCCAGTCGAAGGGAAGACCCTCAAGCTCACAGTCGTCAAAAAGAAGATGGGGCAGAATGAGTTCTGTGAAGTGACGGCCATCGACCTCAAGGAACGGAAAGAGACGTACAAGGACTCAATCGTTGACAAGGCGCATTGCCTGGACGACCTGATCCGTCTCCTGTCATACGACAAGTTGAAGGCGATCCTCCTCCAGGTCGATGGCGACGACAAGAAAAAGGAGGACGACGAGGATCGTCCGAAGAAGCGCCGGGACGAGGATGAGGACGAGCGGCCGAAAAAGAAGGCTGCCGACGAGGACGAAGACCGTCCAAAGAAGAAGTCGTCTGATGACGACGAGGACAGGCCGAAGAAGAAGGCCGACGATGACGACGACTGGGACGCAAAGCCCAAGAAGAAGTCCTCGGACGACGATGATGAGCGTCCCAAGAAAAAGGCGCTCGATGATGACGACGAGCCACCGCGCCGCAAGCGTGACGAGGATGAAGAGGATCGTCCTCGCAAGAAGGCCGATGATGACGACGAGGCCCCCAAGAAAAAGCGGGCCTTGGACGATGACGACGAGCGTCCCAAGAAGAAGGCTTCTGAGGACGATGACGAGCGTCCAAAGAAACGTCGGGACGACGATGACGAAGCCCCGAAGAAAAAGAAGGATGACGATGATGACTGGGGTGACGAGACCCCCAAGAAGAAATCATCCGATGACGATGACGCGCCACGCCGCAAACGGGATGATGACGACGAGGCCCCGCGCAAGCGTCGCTCGTTGGAAGACTGATCAAGTTGCTGGGGCGGTGCAATCCACCACAACCAGGACGTTGAGCTAATCACTCAGGGGGAGTACGTAACCTCCCCACCAATTTACAATGAAAGAAACAGATGAAATCAAAGATGCCCTCACCGAAAAGACGGTTGAAAAGCCGTCAAAGGGACTGCTCAGTTCGGGCAATACGTTGCTCAACCTTGCGTGCTCCGGACGACCGTTCGGAGCTTTTACGCGTGGGGCATTCTACCTGGTTGTGGGTGACTCCACGTCAGGCAAGACAGTACTTGCTGGCACGTGCTTTGCTGAGGCTGCTATCAATAAGCGCTTCGATGACTACGATCTGATCTTTGACAACGTGGAAAACGGTGCGCTGATGTTCGACAAGTTCTTTGGCGAGAAGATCGCCAGTCGGATAAAGCCACCCGCATACGACGAGGATCGACAGCCTGTTTACAGCACGACGGTCGAGGAGTTTTATTATCACCTCCACTTGTCAATGCAACGCGCCCAGAAAAAGGGTCGGTCGGTTATCTACGTGATCGACTCCGAGAACGCCCTGTCCAGCGATGCCGAAAAGAAGAAGCAAAAGGAGAAGCGCAAATCCATCGCTGACGACACCGAGACGGCGGGCACCATGACCGATTCAAAGGCACAGGTACACAGCCGCAATCTGCGTGCAGCCTGCATCGATCTACGCGACACCGACAGCATCCTCATAATGATCTCGCAGACCCGTGACAACATGGGCTTTGGTGCTCAGTTTGAGCCAAAGACCCGGGCAGGTGGCCGGGCGCTGAAGTTCTATGCCATGCTCGAGATGTGGTCATCGGTGAAAGGTAAAATCAAGATGACGGTGCGTGGTAAGGCTCGCACCGTGGGAATGCTTTGCCATGTCAAAATCAAAAAGAACCGCTTCACGGGCAAGGACCGTTCGGTCACCCTCCCGATTTACCACAGCTTTGGCTTTGATGACATCGGCGCGTGCATCGACTACCTCCTTGAGGAGAAGCATTGGAAAAACGAGGGTGGTGAAATCCATGCGAAGGAACTCCGATTCAAAGGATCCCGGGGCGACCTGATCACATACATTGAGGACAAGAACATGGAGCGAGACCTCCGTGTCATTGTCGGTGAAGTGTGGAACGACATCGAAGAAGCGTGTGAAGTCCACCGCAAGAGCCGCTACATATGAAACCGAACACCATCGCTGCAGAGGATTGCTGCGTCACAATGCTGACGCTTCAGGATGTGAACTACATCTTCACCGTTCCACCTGACTTCGAGGAGCTGAAGCTCGACCCGACCAACGAGGATGACTGCAGCACTTACCAGGTGTTCGTGACTGAGAACGTCCTAGCACATTGCAGGCGACTGGCGCCATTGATTACCGTGGGAATCACTGACAGGCGTGCTGGTGGTGGAATCATTCCCAAGCACTCGTGGATCATCCGTTCGTTTGAGCGGGCTGATTGGCGCGTGGTCGCGTACAAGATTTGGCACAAGTCGAACAAGATAAACCTCTACAGGCTGAACTTCCTTCACCTGATGACGTTTTGTCCTAGGGCGAACAAACCCAAGCAGACGCAAATTGAGAATTGGCGTTACGATGTGTTCACGGACGAGCACACGAAGTACAATGGATATGGATACGGCATTCCATTGGGCATCGTGCAACGCCATGTCCGAAACTTCACCAGCCCCGGTCAAACTGTTTATGATCCATTCATGGGGTCAGGCACGACTGCATTGGCCTGCGCTTGTGAGAACCGATTTTACTTCGGTAGCGAGATTGATCCCAAGGTGGCTGCCATGGCCAACGAGCGACTCAGGGAATACAAATGGAGCGCACGTTCCTTATCCTAGACGTAAACTTCCTGTGCTATCGCAATTTCTACGCGATGGGCAGGCTGTCATATGATGGCATCAAGACAGGGGTGATCTACGGGTTTCTACGCGACCTGGCGGGGATGCAGGATCGATTTATGTGTGACCGCCTGGTGTTTTGCTTCGATCATGGGGCACCCCTAAGGCAACGAATCTACCGGGGGTACAAACTCAACCGGCATGGTCCCCAGTCAATCGACATGATGAGCAACGAGGAAAAGACTGCTCGTCAACAGCTCACGCACCAGGTTGACCTCCTGATGATGGATTACCTGCCGCGTATTGGATATAAGAACGTCCTGTACGAGAAGGGATATGAAGCGGACGACATCATTGCATCGGTATCCGAAAACTTGAGCGATGATGACACCGGGATCATCGTCAGCGCTGACCGCGACCTTTTCCAGCTCATACGGTTCAACGTGTCAGTATGGAAGCCGGGCAACTTCAAAGTGCCTCCGGTCATGACCACCCTGCAATCATTCAAACGGAAGTTCGGCATCAGCCCCCGCCACTGGGCGCACGTCAAGGCAATTGCAGGCTGCTCGACCGATGAGATACCTGGAGTTGGTGGAGTCGGTGAGATCACCGCAATCAAATACCTGAATGGTGGGTTGAAGGAGGACAGCAAAGCCTATCAGACGATCCGTAGCGACCGTGGCAGGTCAATCGTGCATCGCAACCGACCCTTGGTCGAATTGCCATTGAAGGGCACCCCGGTGTTCAACCTCGTTGACGACAAGGTCACGCAAACAGGTTGGCAGGACGTGTGCGAACTGCTCGGCATCCGATCATTGAGAAACTCAACCCCGTATTCATCCCGTGAAAGAAGAAGACATTAGATCGGCGGTTTGGCTTTACATCAGGGGATGTCCAAAGCAATTCATCGCTAAGACACTCAAGGTTGAATTCAGCGAATTGTGGAACACCATTGATGACATCTTAAAGGGCAAGCGTCCGTTCAAACCCGACTGGGGTGGGTTCGATGATGGGGATTGGACTCTGCGTGAAGAATCCATCCTGCAATACATGAAGGTCCAATGTGGACGGTCACCCGCAGACATCGGCAAAATCCTAGGGCGATCAATGCAGCAGGTGAAAAGGAAATGGCCTGAGATGCGCCGAGCGAAATTGGATTACTTCGATTGGTTAACTGAACGTGACAAAAAGGAACGCCGTGCTTCAACGAATACCAATTAATTCAACGGGCAATCGGTTCAAGGTGCTTATGACGAACAGTCAGAAGGGTTATCCCGACTTTTTCTACTGGGTGGGACTTGCTGGTATTCCTAGGCCTGGTGACATCGTGAAATTCCATGACGGATTCTCTGTTGAAGTCCGAAGTGTTAAATTTGAGCACGAACATGGGTAAAGGATCATCATTTGAACGGCTGATGTGTGTGACCTTGTCCAAGTGGTGGACAGGTGGCAAGCGAGATGATGTGTTCTGGCGATCATCGAACAGTGGTGGCCGTGCTACTGTGCGTTGGCAAAGTGGCAAGAAAACCTTCGGTCATGCAGGTGACATCGCTGCTGTTGATCCCATAGGACAACCCCTGCTCAAGTGTGTGACAATCGAACTGAAACGTGGCTACCGCAAAACCACCTTCGCAGATGTGTTCGACCGATGCTACAGGCACAAAGCAACCGAGTTTGAGCAGTTCATCATGCAGGCTGAACGGGCAGCTCAACACGCAGGAACCCCGCATTGGCTATTGATCACACGCAGGGACAAGCGTGAAGCCCTTGTGTTCCTTTCGATCCACTTGGACCATTACCTGCGGGAAAAGGGCCATCATCTGCAGGCGGATTGTGACCTGTACCTCCGGATGCGTGTCATTGTTCGATGGCCAGAGGGGCCCCGCACACGTCAGACGGTTTGTGCGGTTCAATTGAGTGAGTTCCTAAAAGCTGTCAGTCCTGACGCATTCCGGATGTAAAAACGTAAGTCGTTGATTGGTAGGTACCTAAGGACGGTTTATTCCGTCCTTTTTTTGGGTCTGCTATTGCGATTCCGTGTATCCGGAACATGATTATCAGCATGTTACTCAACGATAACCAAACAAATGGAACAACCATGAAACATCGCACATCATACGTAATTCAAAACGCGAGGGGAACACAATTCTTCATGCGTCTGACGTGGACAATGAATCCTGAGTTTACGTCGTCAATCGACAAGGCTAGTGTGTTCAACACAAAGAAGGATGCACGCGCCTTTGCCCGCCGTCACAAGATTGACGGTGCATCATTCCTTCCCCTGTACTGAACATAACCCACAAAACCACATCAAATGAATACACTGGAATCATACAAAATTGGTGACGTCCTCCTGATGACCACGAGGATGCGGAAGGGAACGGAAGTCAGATCATGTCAGGTATTTGACATAAATTACCGTGACAACGGCCTTGTCACGTTTACCGGATGTTCGCATGAACGCGCACCCCTTCCCACGGGTTCAGGGGCATTTGATCCTACGGAGCTAAAGGAAGACGGTACGTCGGACGCACAATGGGGAATTGTTCAAATCGAAAAGGTCGGACACCGTGAGGCTTGGAAGCCATTTTGCCCGCGCCCGGGGGATCCCCATTACGATCTCATGTGCTGATCACCCACAACCCACAAAAACAAACATCATGGACTCACAATTCGAGCAACTCGGGTTCTTCGAGGAAATATGGGAGGACATTTACGGTGCGTCCCCCAAGTGCCACGGCACCCGCCGTTGCGAGGAACAACCTGGACGCGAAATCGGAATGAAGGGTGATCAATCCTTCACGATCCGCGAAACCCTGACAGTCACCCGGGGACACAAGACCCGCACGATCAATGCGAGCGCATATCAACCCAGGATCCTAACGTCACGGTATCAACGCCTTTGCGGCCGTACCGTGGCCAACATACACACCACATGAGCTGGATCAAAAAGGACACGAAGCTCGCGAGTCCCTCATTTCGGGGGCTCAAGGTCATCGTTTACAAGACGACACGTAGGGCGTCCCGGGGAGGTCCGGAACGCGTTGCGTGCATCGTCGCAGAGGATCAACCGTACGCTGGCACACGCCTGAGCATTGGATCGGAAGCAATCACTGACAGCAACCCACATATCAAAACAGCATGAAAATCGAAATCATTGACGGAATCAAATATGAGCGCCTTTCAAAGCGCGCTTATATCGAACTATGCGCCCGCAAGGCGTACATTGAACAAGTGGACTCGAACGAATTTGAAGTCCGAGTCCCAAGCGAATTTCGGTCCCTGACAAAGGGAACCAAAGCAAGGCAAATTCGGTACGGGTCATATCCCACCAAGGACGAGGCCAACTCAACCCTGTTAGCGATTCAATCCAAGCAGGCGGCATACCTGTAAAACAACATCAACCACGTTTAATGGAAAAACCATGAACGCATTCAAAACAGCAATACTCGCCGTCATCCTGACGACCTCCCTCCATGCCGCGACCACACAGCGCGCTGATTGGGAAATCTACACAGCGCATATTTGGAACTACACACACTCGATGGGACCCCTTGCGGGCAAGGACGTGTGGCTGGTTCGCATTCCGTTCAAGGACCTAAGGGTCGGAATGATTGTTCAATACGCCAACCCCGGTTGGTTTCCTTGCCCTCCAGGACATAATGACGTGCGATGCGATTTCGTCATCCACCGCATTGTCCGGAAGAACATGTTTGGCAAGTGGGTCACCAAGGGTGACAACAACGACCGCGAGGATCCCACCGTCATCACTGAAAGCAACTACCAAGGCACGCTCATCCGGGTAATCAACTGAAACGGACGACTATACAACTGATCACATGAAAAACAAACGCTCAACATTTTGGGAGGAGGACGAGGGTCCCGCTCCCATCGTTCACCGTGTGTTCCTCCTTAACGGAGGTGCACGCTGCAACGTGTACGCGCCCAGGCAAAACCCCGATCAACCCAACTCACAGACGTTCGATCTACGGTCGAACAAGGAACGCACAGCAGCGGAACCGAAATGGTAATATGAACAAAAAGCAAATCACTCAAAAGGATCGTATTGCAATGCGCCGCGTAAATGCGGCGATTGTGCTTCATAGGCCCAAGAACCGGCCTAAGGGTCCCCCGAAAGGACTGCTGGATGACGATGATGACAACCCAATCATCGCACCAACTCGGAGGGTAGGACCCCCGCATATCGACATGGCTGCACGCAAGGGGCCACCCAAGGGCCTGTTAGACGACGATGACGACGCACCAGCCCCAGCCAAACCCGCAAAGAACGTGAAGCCACTCGTCATTGTGAAGCAGGTTGCCAACCGGTACATGAACGTGCAATGCGGTGAGGACCGCGTGCTGATCGTGGACCGCCTCGACAAGAGTGGTGGCGAACTGCTGTGCTACAATTACCGGATGGGATGCACGATACACCTGAAGCGCCAGGACCTGCAACCGGCTGATCTGGTCGCTGAGTGCATTGCCCTACTTGAAACGGTGAGGAACCCCGGCCTTGCGCCGCGCGTCGTCACATGAAAAATACCAACGATAAATTCCGATACCGATTACTGGACATCAGGGAGCGTTACGACATAACCCAAAAGCGACTTGCTGAGATACTCGGCACAACTGAGCAGTCTGTTCGTGGTTGGGAGCACGGTAATCCCATACCCGGTCCTGTCCGGCTACTAATAAGGATGATGCTGGATCATCCCAAGCTTTTCAAATTTCGTCAGTGTCAGTAAACAACAAAACAAAAACATGAGCCTAAACCTACGACAGCAGAAAAAGCTAGCGAAACGGAAGGCCTTGAGCGGATCACAACCCGCCAAGCCTCCAGTCATCGAAGGAAACAGAGCATCGTACATCGTCATTGATGATCCTATAAAACCCGTGGACGACCGTGCCGTGCGCCGGTCGTTTCACGAAATGAACCTGGTACGGAAGTACGGCGGCGGTGTTAGCTTCCCTGAGAAGCAACCACCCCACCTGCGTCCGCGTACCGGTCCGGCTTCACCACCGCCTGAGCGCCCCTCAAGCAAGCTGCGGTCGCTCGAGTCAACAGTGACACGCGCGGCGAGGATCCGGCAGGCGCTGCGCCATCGTGCGTTGTACTGGTCGTTTGAGAACAGCAACACAACGGAGGATACCAAGGCAGCGCGCATCACCCATGCCCGCAGCGAACACGGTGTGCTGAAGTTGAGAATCAACGGCAGGTACATCAGCACGAACCTGGAGGACACGTGCCGCATCTGAACCCATACATCGCCTGGTGGTTCGCCTGGTTCGGCGCTGTCGTGCTGCTCCCGGTGATCCACAAAATCCAAAAATCAAAATAACCACACATGCTCATTAAACTAAAAGTCAATTCGCTCGTGGCCGCCCTGGGTCGCCAAAGAGCTCTCGAGGTCGTGCCTGAGATCATCCACCGGGATGATTTCCAGAACATAGCTCTCGACATCACCAAGGTCAGCAAGGAGGAGGTCGACAAGATCGCCAAGGTATCCGAAACGGATAACCGTGGCCTGTCCCGTCGCCTCAATATGTGGAAGGACCTGCGTGCCGATCCGGACAGTGTGAAGATCAAGAACTCCGTACAGCTCGAGACCGCATTGATCGAGTTCGTCCGGCGCCTGCCACACCACCTGCTGTTCATGCGTGCTGACGACGGCCAGGTTCTACCATGGTATGTCAACAGCATCACCTGGCACAAAAAGGAACGCCACCGCGGTTACTCCGGGGAGATATACTACACCCCCGCATACTGCATGCTCAGGGTATGCGCGTACCGGGATGAAGCGGTCGTCAATGCGTCATTCAATTGGAATGACGATATGCTTGGAGCTGAACGCCGCACCGTGTCCGACCTGCTTGAGGAGGCTGAGCTTTTCCCTGAAAAGGAAAAGTCCTACGGCACATATGAAACCGAGCTCAAGCGGTTCTTCGACACGTACAAGCTGACCGGCAAGCAGTTCAATGCGTTCGGTCGCTGCGAAGCTCAGGGCAAGAGCGACTGGTGGGGTAGCAGGACTGTCAAGGTGCGTTCGCTGACCAAGGATGGCAAACCCACTCGGGTTGTCATTGATTGGAACGGTGACGAGGAACCGGACGAGGAGGACGACAAGTCAGTCGCCAAGGGTACCGTCAATGGTACCTTCTGGAAAAAGTACGACCTCCTGGACAAACCCGTCAAAGTCGACCGAGAGGACGATGATGACGACGGTGAAGCGGAGGAGGTTGACGAGCAGGACGACAACTCAGTTGTCCTACCCGTTCACCCCTACCTCCAGGTCTTCGACTTCGACTCGGACGACTTCATCAAGTGCCACATCAACTGCCTCCAGGAATATGAGTGGGCGCCCGACATCCAGAAGAAGCTGATCCTGCCATCCGACACCAAGGAGCTGGTCAGCATCCTGATCGAAACGGCCACCAACATCATGGACGACATCGTGAGCGGCAAGACGGGGGGTGTCATCGTCATGTCAACCGGCGAACCTGGCACAGGCAAGACGCTCACCGCGGAGGTGTTCGCCGAGCAGATCAAGATACCGATCTACATGGTGCAATGCTCGCAGCTCGGTATCACACACGAACAACTCGAGAAGGAACTGATCATCGTGCTCAAGCGCGCCATGCGCTGGAACGCGTTGCTGTTACTTGACGAGGCCGACGTGTATACCAGGACACGCGAGAACGACATCCAACAGAACGCCATAGTCGGTGTGTTCCTGCGCCTGCTGGAACGGTACAGGGGCGTTCTGTTCATGACCAGCAACCGTGCCACCGCAATTGATGACGCCATCATGTCGCGGTGCATTGCTCACATCAAATATGAGCTGCCCAGTGAGGATCAGTCCAAGCTTATCTGGGAGGTCCTTGCGGACAACTACCAGGTGGACTTGTTCCCCAAGGAAATCGCCGCACTCGCCAAGGAGTTCCCGATGATCAGCGGCCGCAACATCAAGACGCTGCTCAAGCTTGCAGTGTCCGTGTCCAAGAAAAAGGAATACAAGAAGGGTGAGATTGCTGATCTCATCCGGAAGGTGTGCCAATTCGTGGACTTTCCGAAAGCCCACTACGACCTGAAACAGACCAAGGGACGCAAAGGATAACCAACAAGGAGGGCCTGGCATATCACCAGGCCCTCCACCATTTACCATATGAAAACATTACTGGGCAAACACGCTGAGGAACAGGCTGAGGCCTACCTTGCGACTGTTAAGCCACAATTAAGGACAATTCGGCATCAGGCCTTCTTTTCCGGCCTAATGATGGGCCTAGCAATCGCCATAATACTACACATGATAGCAACAGCAATTAAGCACCACCCATGAAACCACTCGAATTGAAGGATTGCAACCCCGCGCTAATGATCCACTCCGAAGCAAGGCTTCGGATGTTGGCTCGCCTCGAACTGATCAACACGCTCAATGACCTCCAAGGCAGCTTGAACGGTCTCGACGCCAACTGTGGTTACGCCATTGGTGACATCCTGGGTTGCAAGCTGAACATACTACGGCGCAAGCAACCCCGTAGGAACGACCAGGTGCCCGCACGCAATATTAAACTACATGGAGCTGTGCGCGATGCCCCGGCACTTGTCCTCAAGGAGGAGGGCATGTTGGTTGGTCCATATGCTTATGGGTTGTCAGTAGAGCGAGGAGTTAACCTGACGCTGACCTGGAAAAGCTACAAGAAAAAGGCACAGGTCCAAGTTAGGATGACAACCGATGAAGACGACTTCATCTCAAACAGCCCCTCAGTATAATTCGGCCGTTGATTTGCTTTGGTCGACAATATAAGCGTCAAATCGTTCTTTGAATCAGGGCCCGTTCCGGATTCTACTCTTGTTTGGATCCCAACGATGCAGGCGGACGAGGTCGATGAGTCCATAAACCGACGGCAAACAATAACAGACAATGTTATTCCGGTGAACTTCAGCTCGCGGGAAGTTCATGCTCTCGCAGCCTAAGCTGTGAGCCGTTCGCTCCCTGACGCAGTTAGGGGAGGCCGAACGTCATCAACTGCTGGTGGAGGTGTTAGTCGCCAGATGATAGGACAAGCCTGTGCAATGCGAAGGGAGAAGGATAGGAGCACCCGGGTTCAAATCCCGGCGGGTCCACCAATTTATGCTGTCATCGGTTGTGGTAACACAGCCTCGGGGGTATTGCCTCTATTGACTACGGTAAGTGACCAGGAGTGGGGAGTGCTGCAGCATTCCTATACAACACAATTGGCCGCCCGTGGGACAGCTCCAGTTTGGCATAAGCAGAAGGCTCCTCAATGCCGTTGCGGGCGATGATAGCTGGCGGTAATGATGCGAAGGGTGTTTCAGAAGCGACCAACTTAAGGCGCCGCAGATATGTGGCGCTGGGTTACTTGCACCCATACGTCACTGAGACCTGGAAACAGGGCTTGGAGGAGGTAGCGATTCACACCACCGCCGAGGAATGTCCGAATCTTATGCTGGATAGAAGGCAACACATACTAGTTAGTGGCTTGAACGCGCCGAGGGGTTCTCTCAGTTGAAGCGAATCGGCAGTTTCCAAATCAGGTGCCTTTGAAATTGGGTTGGATGCAATCCTATCTGTTTGACGATCACCGCAAGGAAAAGATGTCGCAGCCCTGGAGCGTCCAACCCAACTCACTTTGTTAGATAACCAAGTTCCTGCCTAGGATATGCCTGACGAGGCTCTTACCGGGTGGGGTAGCCGGATGCCGGGGCGAGATTCTGGCACTTCACCGGTGTTCCAATCAAATGGGATACCGGTGATTTCAGGTCACGTTGCATCTGTTGTATTGACTCCACCCACCAACCGCCCTATATGCCAAAACCAATGTCAAAGAAAACACCCAAGGCCAGGCCCGCAAAGATCATGTCACCAGCGTATACAGACAACCTCGCTGTTGATGTGTATATCCTTGCACGGACAGGCCTGTCTGACCTTGCCATTTCAAAGGCCATAGGCACGCAGCCGGCAACCTTCAAAATCTGGGCATCCAAATACCCAGCAATAGCATACGCCCTCCAAAGGGCTCGTGTCCAGTCAAATGAAACCTTCCAAGATTATGTATATGGACAGCTGCCTGAAAATCTAAGAGATTTGTGGGATCGAATAGAAATGTGGAGTGATTCCGACAACGCACTTGAGCGCATAGAATCCATCCTGGGAAAAGAAACAATCAGAGTCAGACAATCGCTATTCATCCATGCTATGGTGTCCGCCAACTTTAACCAGTCAGAGGCCTGCAAGAAGGTTGGCATATCATATGGCGTAGTGCAGCAGTGGCTCAGAAACGACCCTTCTTTCCCAGCCCTACTCGATGAGATCGAGCACCACAAGAAGAACTTCTTCGAAGCCAGCCTGGTCCAGTTGGTAAAGGAGGGCAATACTCTCGCAACAGTGTTTGTGAACCGGACAAAGAACGCTGACCGAGGCTATTCCGAGAAGATAAGGATCGAGCACGCGCACAGCGTATTGAACACCACCATCCCATTGGACAAGCTGAAGCTGTCCACCGAGTGTTTACTTGAGATTGAAACAGCCATGGAAGCCTATGCAGCTGAGTCCGCTAAGCCTGTGCAGCAGGAAATGGCTGCTTTGCCTGCTTAGGACGACTATAGAGGCGTATGAAACCACATCTCCTCACATGGAATCAGGCCACTAACCTGATTGCCCAACACGATGGTATTCCGCTAAAGGTTGTCCGAGTTTGGAACGAATGGCAGATCAATGAATCCTTGTCAATGTGGAAGCATGACATCCCAATGGATTCATACACCGACCACATTCAGCGCGTGGTGCGACAGCTGGTCAAAGTCCGTCCACCCGGTGCAAGCCTGCTTGACAGACAGATCAGGGTTGATGCCAACACCTTTCCAAAGGGCCACAGCAAGCAGCCAAGGTCGCAAGGCAACCACATCGCACGGTTTGAGTGTATGCAGATACTGGCGGTGGCTTTCGGTCGCCATGTTTACCGAAAGATCGGCGACAAGGACTTGCTGGCCATGTTCAAGAAATGCTTGAAGATGCCGGTAAGGAAAGGCGCTACCGAACGTCATCACCTTGTGATCGATTTCTTCCGCATGTGCGTTGATAACGGCCGGCGGGTGTCGATTGTGCGGGATCCGACCTATGCTACACCTGCTGATGAGATGACTGCAGGCAGGGTATTGGCTAGCGGCAAGCACCGCCTATACCGCACAGCCACTCCGGATAAGACCCTGAGCCTGGCGGGATGCAGGTCGGCGGAGGAAGCTAACCGGGAAGGTATGAAGGCCATCTACCAACGTTCTGACAAGGCCGTGGAAAAGGATATTGAAATACTGCGCGAGCCAGACAGCTTCAACTTGGCTGTTATGAAAAAGGTCCGTGCCTGGTGTGTACAACTCCGAGGTATCAACGAATTGGAGGACCGAGAGGAAATCAACATTGCCATAAATGATCTGAGGGATGACATGGAACGCTGGAACACGGCCAGCAACCGGTAATCAATCACCCATGAAAATACAACTGAAAGGTGGCGTGACAGTATTCCGTCCCGACCTTCGGGAGATCAGCAGCAGTAAAAGGCTGCCACACAACAAATCAGACTACGAGTTGTATCGACATCCCAAGTGCCTTCACCAGTTCAGCCTGGAGAAGCTGCTTGATGGGCCTGGGTACTACATCGTCAAGGCGGTCAAGTGCACCGTTGAACCTGACTTCCCAACCGGCTTGCGATGGCAGGTTATTGGTCATGCTTACAGCTATACCACCGCACGGATATTCCTCCGCGGCATCCGTGAACGCAACAAGTGGAAGCGGCTAGAACGTGATAGTGAAAAATGGCGTCGAAACTTGGGAATAAACTGATCATGGATACCAAACAAGAGTTCATCGACCGCACCAAGCAGGTGCAGCTTATGCTTGCGCGGGATAAGCCTGATTACTTCGCTACGACCAACCACCTGCTAAGGTTGCGCGAACTGAGTGATGCCAAGGGTGCTGAGATTCCCATGGAGGTATTTACTGACCTGGGACCTGAAATCCGCATGATGATGTTTGACGTGTGGCTTGGCCTGATCGCTGAGAGCATTGGTGGTGTTCATCCGGGAGGCTGAGATGATTGCCGCCGGCGCAAAGGTACGATTGAGCAGGCTCGCTACAACCACAGCACCCGAAGTGCTGTTGATGAAGCTCGATGTCACTGAAGGCCTGCTTCACCGGTTTGAGCTCAACCGCAGCATTGTGATATTTGATGACCCTGAGCGGCCGGGCCATTACATCCAAACGTCAACGGTGATGGCGGCTGAAAACCATCCTGATGGAAGCTTCACGGTCACCACACGCAACTCGAAATACAAGCTGGAGGTCATCAAGCACATCACCAAGCCAAGCACCTTCTTCTGGGAATGCACTCATTGCAATGGCAAGGGACAGGTCGCCATACGACTGCCAGCGACTGTCAATGACATTGACTCGGCGATCAGATTCGCCCATGACAAATCTGCCGGGGACATGGCCATCGGTTGCCACCGATCCGGTTTCTACAAAGGAACGATAGTAAGCATAATATGAAGAAAAAGCCAAAGGATAAGCTGATCATCGGTGGGAAGGAGTTCCCAGCCACCTTGCTGGGTGACATCAGCTTCAAGTCCTTTAACAAGGATCTTATGCCCAAGTTTCCTTTCGCTGCAGCCATGGCTGAAAAGCAACTGAACATTGGCATCAACATTGACATGGACGATGTAGCTAGGATCAACATCGTGGCACGCTTCCATGAATTGGGCATGAGGGTGCCAAAGGAAGTGGTGTACGACCTGGCACGGTACATGACGAAAGGCCACCTGATCGTGATATACCTGGACCGAAGCCACCCTGATTGTCAGCCTGAGATAATCATCCGATAGGACGACTACATTGAGTAATGAAACGGCTGATCAGACAATATATGTTGTGGCGGTGGGGCCTTCGCGGTTCGCTGAAGCCACCACTGGGGCCGTATTACCCGACAATCACCATGTATCCCAGGCCATTGCCGTTGTGGTACCGGTGGCGCTATTGGTGCTGGGAGCTTGAGAAGAAGGCGTACCATTGGACTGGCCTGCCGAACGAATGGTGGCACCGCGTCTATCCTACTTACGTAACCAATCCATACCCACCGGACCGCCGCGAATTTATCCAGAACAGAGTTAGGTAACCACATACACACATGGAACGAGAAATTGAACAGCGCGTCAAAGAGCTTGAACGCAAAATAAACAATTTGGAGCCCTATGCGGGCAGGTCCGCAATGGTCTCCATCACTCACGAAGACCTGCAGAAGCTAAGAGAGGAAATAAGGATACATATGTCGAACATATCGGACGAAATCGCGGCACTGACCGCACACCTGAAGAACATCGCCACCGGCGTTGCCAATGCCAGCGCTGCCAACGCGGCAGCCATTGCAGCTCTGAAGGCGGAGATCGCCACGCTGCAGACGACGGGGGACACCCTGTCACCGAGCACCCAGTCCGCATTGGACGCCGCTGAGGCATCCGCTGCAGCATTGGACACGGCGACGACCGCTGCGACCACAACACCGACCACACCGCCGGCCAATCCGATCCAGCCGGTCGGCCAGACCAGCGGTTCGGTAGCGGGCTGATTCAACCAGGACACAATACCCGGCGGGCACTGTAACTGGTGCCCGCCGTTTTTGGGTGAATGAGTATGACGTCCAGAGTACTTGAGTGGGTATCCCTGCACCCAGGCTCCAGTTCTAATGAGGTGGCTGTAGCGATGCAATCAACACCGACTTCAATAGCACCCCTGCTTAGGGCTCAATGTGAGCTGAAGCGCATGACAAGGGAACGAGGCATGTCCAAAGCGAAGAACCCTGGCAAGCACCGGTGGATATGGAAGTACTCCGTCATTGCAGGCATGGAAAAACCCACAAGGCATCCCGCGCAAAACAAGGTAACACCTGAGATCGACAAGGGCGACACGATAGCTGACCTCCGCAAGGCATGGGGCATCCCTAAACGAACATGACCAAACGATTCGCAAATAATGTCATGCTGAGGGGAATCACCAACCCCGCACTCGCTGCGCTGGAGGTGTGCAAGTTGGCAGGCATTCCCAACCTCGACAAGCGATCATTCAGGCGCATGGCAAAGTACTGTGAGCAGGTCATACCTGCTGAGGGCATGGTGCTCACAGGCAAGCATCCTTACAGCGTTATTGGCAAGCTGGGTAAGAAGGGCGGCTTTGCAGTGTGGCTCATATACAGCAGTCACAGACCTGCCGTAAGGTGCATTAGGAACAAATGAGTGCCAAATACCTCACGTTTGAACTGTCACCACAGGATCCCAAAAGGAAGACCAGGATGTGGTGGGTCATCAACAAGCAGGAACGCCTTCACCTTGGGTGGATAGGATGGTGGCCGTCATGGCGTCAATATGCCTTTTATCCCAAGGCAAACACAGTGTACGAAAGGCAATGCCTACGTGACATAGCGGACTTCTGTGAACGGCAAAGCGAACTTCAC